CAAGACATAAATGTTACAATAGGTGAGTGTAGAAGATTATTTGATGATTGGGATAAGCTACCTGAAGAGGTACAACTAATTACAGCTAACATGATGTTTAATATGGGTAGACCTAGATTATCACAATTTAAGAAAATGATACAAGCTATCAGAGATGGAGATTGGCTTGAAGCAGGAAATCAAATGCAGGATTCAAGATGGTACAAACAAGTAACAAACCGAGCAGACAGACTTATATCTCGAATGAAAGCAGTAGGCTTGAGTTAAAGAGACAAAAGCAAAGAGCAAAACATAAAAAAGTTTTGCATGAATTTTTTAAACCAAGAGTAATAGAGTTTATAAAAACATAAGGAGAAAATAAATGGTAGCACCCATAGTAGGAGCAGGACTTGTACTAGTTAGACTAGTTGGAGGTCAAATAGTAAAATATACATCTAAAAAAGCCGCACAAAATGCGATAGCAGGTGGTGGTAAATTAATACAGAAACCAACACAGGAAATGGTTAAAAAGGCAGTAACACCTAGTAAACTAAAAAACAATCCTACTTTTATAGAAAAATTAAAAGCACAATTTGGTATTGCACCTAAACAAACTAAAACAATGCCGAGACCCGGAACAATAGACCAAAAGAAAGGTATCGCTGTTGGTAAATTATCACAAACAGCATATAAAAGGCAAAAACAAATACAGGCATTAGTTAAAGCAGGTTTATTAACTTCTCCAGCTTTATTACAAACTTCTGGAGTCAAAAAGTCAGAAGCAGATAGACTGTCTCCTTTTGAAAAAGCATTTGCTAATGCAAGAAAAAAGAAACAAAAAACATTTACATTTAATAATAAAAAGTATAATACTAAAACAAAAGAAGAGGTTAAAGCTAAAAAATAATGGCTAGAAAACTAACAGAACGACAACAAAAATTTATTGATGCCTTATTTGCAGAAGCAAATGGTAGTGTTAAAGATGCTAAAATTATTGCAGGTTATTCTCCTAATACAAATAATCACGAGATAATAAAAGCAATGAAAGAAGAGATACTTGAAGCTACACAGTTGTATATGGCAAGTAATGCACCTCGTGCAGCAATGGCTATGGTAGAAGGTTTAGTAGACCCTACAGAGTTAGGTATACGAGATAAAATGTCTGCAGCTAAAGAGTTGTTAGACAGAACAGGTTTAATTAAAACCGAAAAAGTTCAGGTAGAAGCATCAGGTGGTGTTATGCTTATGCCTAAAAAACAAACAGAGGATGATGAATAGAGATACAGGAAGTTGGGAATTACCTCAACCACTTGATATAAAGGAAGAAAATGAATGGCAACCTATACCAAGGATTGCACGTACTATACCTTTTGGCTATAACATAGACCCTGATAATGAACACATATTAAGACCTATACCTCGTGAGTTAGATGCACTTGAAAAAGCAAAGAAACACCTAAAACAATATTCTTATAGAGAAGTAGCTAATTGGTTATCAAAGTTTACAGAAAGGTCTATATCTCATATAGGATTAATGAAAAGAGTAAAACGTGAGCAAAGACGTAAGAACAAAGCTAGAGCTATCCGTGTCTGGGCAAAATATGCAGAAAAGGCGATACAAGCCGCACAAAAACTTGAAGAAGAAAGAACAAGTAGTAAAGCCTAAAAAGCAAGAGCCTATATATGAACAGGTAGAAAAACTACCTGAAATAGAGCAGAACATTGTATTTAAACCTAACGAAGGACCTCAAACAGAGTTTCTTGCTGCAGGTGAAAGAGAAGTTTTGTATGGTGGTTCAGCAGGTGGTGGCAAGTCGTTTGCTATGTTAGCAGACCCTTTAAGATATATGGGTCACCCACAGTTTAGTGGATTGTTATTAAGACATACAACAGAAGAGTTAAGGGAACTTATATTTAAATCCCAAGAATTATATCCTAAAATATGGAAGGGTATAAAATGGTATGAAAGAAAGATGCAATGGGTAGCACCATCAGGTGCACGATTGTGGATGTCATATCTTGATAGAGATGAAGATGTTATGCGTTATCAAGGTTTGGCATTTAGTTGGATAGGCTTTGATGAATTAACACAATGGTCGAGTCCTTTTGCTTGGAACTATATGCGTTCACGTTTACGTTCTACAGCACCTGACTTACCAATATTTATGAGAGCAACAACAAATCCCGGAGGGGTAGGACACATGTGGGTTAAGAAAATGTTTATTGACCCTGCTCCTTATGGAAAGGCATTTAGTGCAACCGACATTGAAACAGGAGAAGACCTTAAATACCCAGCAGGACATCCTAAAGCAGGGCAACCTTTATTCAAGAGGAGATTTATTCCTGCAAGATTATCTGATAATCCATACCTCGCAGAAAGTGGAGACTATGAAGCAATGCTACTTTCCCTTCCTGAACAACAAAGAAAGCAACTCTTGGATGGGGATTGGGATATTAAAGAAGGTGCTGCGTTTACCGAGTTTAACAGGAATGTACATGTTATTGAGCCATATAGCATCCCTAATAATTGGGTTAAGTTCCGTGCTTGTGATTATGGTTATGGTAGTTATTCAGGAGTTATTTGGTTTGCTGTATCACCTGCTGAACAACTCGTTGTCTATCGTGAACTTTATGTATCAAAAGTATTGGCGACAGACTTAGCAGACATGGTTTTAGATTTAGAATCAGGTGATGGTAACATAAAGTATGGTGTATTAGATTCTAGTTTATGGCACAAACGTGGTGACACAGGACCTTCACTAGCAGAACAAATGATTACACGAGGTTGTAGATGGAGACCATCAGATAGAAGTAAAGGCTCTCGTGTAGCAGGTAAGAATGAGATACATAGAAGACTACAGATAGATGAGTTTACAGAAGAACCTAGACTAGTTTTTTTTAACACATGTACAAACATTGTATCTCAACTACCATCAATACCTCTAGATAAAAGAAATCCAGAGGATGTGGATACAAAATCAGAAGACCACTTGTATGATGCGTTAAGATATGGTATAATGTCAAGACCACGATTTAGTATATTTGACTATGACCCCAAAGGTAAGCCATCAAGTTACATGCCTGTAGCAGATGCAACATTTGGATATTAAAGGATAAAATATGGCAGAAGATATTAATATAGAAGATGATGCAATAGCATTAGAAGACATTGATGGGGAAGCAGAAGATGCTAATGTATCAGGTCTAGTAGACTATGTTTATGAAAAATATAAAAGAGCAGAGAACTACAGAGAGAATGATGAAGACAGATGGCTAAGAGCATATCGAAACTATAGAGGATTGTATGGTCCTGATGTGCAGTTTACAGAAGCAGAGAAATCTCGTGTCTTTGTTAAAACAACTAAAACAAAAACTCTTGCTGCATATTCTCAAATAGTAGATGTTTTATTTGCAGGTAACAAGTTTCCTATAAGTGTTGAACCAACACAACTGCCTGAAGGTGTATCTGAAAGTGTACATGCTGATTTACAGCCTACACCACCTACACAACCAAGCATGGAAAGTCCGTATGGATTTGCAGGAGATGGTAAAGATTTACCTGCAGGATTTAGAGGTAATGTAGAACTAGGACCTTTAGAAGAAAAGCTAGGCGATGTAGAGAACCTAAAAGAGGGTGCAGGTACAACACCAAGCACAGTAACATTTAGCCCTGCTATGATTGCAGCTAAAAATATGGAAAAGAAAATACTTGACCAACTAGAAGAGTCAGGTGCAACAAAACATCTAAGAAGTATTGCATTTGAAATGGCACTATTTGGAACAGGTGTTATGAAAGGTCCTTTTGCTGTCGATAAAGAATATCCTAGTTGGAATGATGATGGTGATTATGACCCAACATTTAAAACAGTTCCACAAGTAAGCCATGTATCTGTTTGGAATTTTTATCCTGACCCTGATGCAAACAATATGGATGAAGCACAATATGCTATAGAGCGACACAAACTATCTCGCAATCAACTCCGTAATTTAAAAAAGAGACCTTACTTTAGAAATAGTGTTATAGACTCTTGTATTGAAATGGGTGAAACATATACTAAAAAAGATTGGGAAGATGATTTATCTGACTACGCAACAGGTGAAACATACATAGATAGATTTGAAGTAATAGAATATTGGGGTTCTGTTGATACAGATGTCTTACTAGATAATGAAGTAGAGATACCAAAAGAGTTACAAGCGTTTGA